GTAGTAGGAACAGACCATACCTCGAACTGATTTCCCTCGTAATGTCTCCAGCGAAGGACCGGCTCCATTCGCTGCCCTCGGTCGGCATCCATCTGGTTATACTCATGGACACCAATTCCATAATCAACGGGGTGCCATATGCTGGAATACTGGACATGAGTGCATACAATCCGGTCAAAATCAATTTCCGCATCAAACGTATAATACTTCTGATTATTGAGAAGTTGTTCATCTCGTTCAATGTAAGCAAAGGGCCACTCAAAGTCGTTCCACAGTCGTTCTTGCGTGCGCCTAAGGATGTGGTCATACTGATCAAGCGTGTTGACCCCCATTGACGGGTTAGGACTTGCTCCGATTTCTGATCGGAGCATGGCCCTAAGCTCAAGCAATGTGGTTCCCTTAGCCATAATTAGTTATCGTTGATTTCCTTGCTTTTCTTAGGCTTTTCAGGCTTTTCAGGCTTTTCCATTTCAAAGCCAGCCTCTACAAAAGTAAGCGGAATGCGGGTCTGGCCGGGGTAGCACTTGTCGAGCCATTCGCGGCCATACGTCAGCAGAAGGCGCTCGCGCTCTTCCTTTTCGGTAAAGTTGATGCTGCCGGTCAGGGTGATGTTGTAGATCGAACCTTCGCCATTGTTCAGCTGGAGCAGGATGGCTTCGGCTGGAGTGACGGCTTTGGTGATCGTGTTCAGGGCGCTGCCACCCAGTCGGAGTTCTATCATGGCGGATTCCATAGTGGGTATCTTTATGGCCCATGATCCTGTTATTTCAACAAATAAAGAGGGGGTCTGACGTTTAAATCAGACCCCCTCTGGGGGACCCTCAGTTACCCCGCTTAGGGAGGATTAGCTGTTGGCGATGTAGAGACCGCAGCCGTTGAGGCGCTTGGCCGTCATACCACCCGTCCAAGTCATGCCCTTGTAGATGACATACTTGTTTTCGGGGCGAGCCGGGTTGTGGACCTTCTTGTCTTCGCCTTCCATCGCGTAAAGCTGGAGAGCTTCAGTGTCGATGATGTAGGCGTAGTTGCTCTGGTTGCCGGTGAGGGCGCCAGGGGGCAAGAGGTCATCCAGGGTCGGATCGTAGACGAATTCACCAAGACCCAGCAGCGAGGGGACGCCGATAGAGATATCGGTGCCCTTAGCGAAGCCGGACTGGGTGAACAGACCCTTCGAGGAGATTTCAGCCTCAAGGAGCTCAAGGAAGCGCGAACCGCAGAGGATCACGTTAGGCTTGCCGCCATAACGCTTCAGCTGACGGACTTCCTTGCGGAGACCCTCGATGATGTTCGTCTGACCCGTGGCGTAGGTGAACGCATCCGTGCGGTTCTGCCAGAGCTTCTTACCACCGAAGGTAGAATTACGGGCGATACCACCGGTCGAACCAACGTCATTGGTAGCTGCGGGCTTGATGAAAGCCTGGATACCAGCGACCTTCTTGGTGTCAGAACCATCGGACCAGAGCATGGTGTTGAAACCACGAGCCCAGCCTTCGGTCATGTCATCAAGCTTAGCCTTGAGGATGTTCGTCAGGACAGTGGCGTCACGACCGGAGTGCTTGCTGGTGCTTTCGCCAGTCATGCTGTCCGAGACGGAGATGCCATCGACCTTCAGTTCAGTCAGGGTGACCGAGATACCGGAGTGGATTTCCTTCCACGGGTAGGTCACGCGCTTCGTGTTCTGCGGGTTGGAGTAGTTGACAGTTTCGTCACCCTCGAAGCCCTGAATGGTGGTGGTGTAGTCGAAAACGACCGGGATCGTGATGTCGCCTTTGCCGCCAGGGAAAGACTTCTGCTTACGGGTCATGAGACCCAGCAGAGGCTTCTCCTGTATGGACTGAGCGAACGCATCGGACTTGATGTGGAAATCAAGGGCCGAAGCGATGGTGTTTTCGAGAGAAGAAAACGTATTAGCCATGTTAGTAGTGCTGTTTTGTTGTTAGACCTGAAGACCGAATCGCACAACATCCTCAAGGGAGCGTGGAGCCGGTCTCGTGTTAGCGGACGACAAGGAGCTGGTAGGACTTCTTAGGTTGGTCGAACGACCGGCCAGAGGGCGCAACCGCGCATTCACTTCAGCAAGGGCGCGTCGTGCGACCTCTACAGCTTCTTGTGAATTCGTAGGCTGCTTCTCGGACAGAAGCGACTTAACCCGATCCATTACCATCTCATATTTCGCGGCCCAATCAGGGTCTTTAGCCTTCTCTGCCTGTTCCCAAGTGGCAACGGATTCATACATTGCACGCTGGTTCTGCTCAGAAACTTGACGTTCCTGGCGAGTTTGTTGTTCCAGAAAACGCTGCGAGTGGAAATCTCTCTCAGCCTTAAGCCGAGCAAGCTCCTTTGCGCTTTCTTCATCAATGAATCCGTCATCGACTTTCTGGCGAATGTCATCGGGTAGAATCTCACCCGCGACCGGAGCCAAATTGTCTAGATACCCCTTGAGCTTGGCATAAGCCGAGACAGGGTCGTTTTTCATCAATGCCATCACTTGCATACCTTCGGCCATTTCCTGAGTGGAAAGGCCGTTGTTATTCATGAAGGTCGTGATCTTCTGATACTGCTCCGCAGCCGGTTTCAGCTGGTCGCGCTCTTGGATCATTTCCTTCCACCTCGGATGGTTATGGAACGGCAGTTTTTCGGCCAGCTTATTGGGGTCCTCCTTCTGATTAATGCCGTCCTTAGAAGCATTATCATCGGATTTCTCACCATAAGCGACTTTCTGTTGTTCCCCCTCGTTGGACGATTTCGAGTCAGGCTTGCCCTTTTCATACGCAGCTTTCACTACGTCCAAGAGGGTGGCCTTCTTATTAGCGTCCTTGTCGTCTGCAGGAGACGAGTCTGCAGCACTATTATTAGCGTCAATTTGAGGCTCCTGGCTCTGCACCGCCTCGGGCGCAGAATTAGCCTCCTGATGCTGCGGGGCAGCATCGGTCATGGGTGAAGAATCTACCGACGAAGCAGATTCGGGCTCATTTATCGTCTCGTTCACATCGGTCATATTGTTGTTGTTTGTCATGGTGGCAAGTTTTTTCAGCCTGGAGGCACGCCCTGTTGCATCGGGGCGCCCGGAGCCTGACCACCACCGGGGGCTCCGGCAGCGGCTCCAGGTCCAGCTTGAGCGTTATCCTGACCCTGTGCGCCCTGTTGGTTCGGATCACCGCCAGGGCCACCGCCAGCAAGCTGCTTCTGCGAGTTCATAGCGACTATGGACGGCAGCGCGGACTTAATGGCATCAGTAATATCAAGTCCGTCATCCATTCTGCGGATGGCTTCCTTGGCAAGCCAAGTCGGGTCTATGCCCGGGATCTGGATCAGGGTAGGAGCAAGTCGCTCGAAATTAGCTATTTCAGCAGCCTTATTGGGACGGCCACTGGAGCCACCCTCAATTTCAAGAAGCAGCTGGGAGGCCACGTCTGCCGAGGAAAGGCTAGGCCAGACGGCCCCAGGACCGGCAATCTTGGCTGCGGTCTGCGGATCCATCATCAAAAGAAGTATCTGGCCGGAAGCACGGGCTATCTCGGTCAGAAGTTCGTCAAGGTCGTCAACGTTAGATCCGTTGGAGGTCTGTCGGCTGGACTCAGCTACGGAAACCTCGGTGGCGGTGCTATTTCCGGTGCCTCCCATGTTGGCTTCCTGAGCGCCAATAACGCGGTAAATGTCCTCCATCAGCATAGTCGTGTCGTAAAGAGACGGATCTATGGCGATAGGCTGGACAGGCTGAAGGATATCACCGACCTTTTGGCCGGGCTGGATCGAGTTAAGCTGGATGACCTCATTAGGCGCACGATCCATCAGCTTACGGATATCGGACTCAGAAAGAGAGCCGACAGGCGTCACATAAAGCGGACGATTGGCATTCCGGTGCTCACGCAGACGCTGACGCGCAAGGTTGTATTCCTTCTGGATCGGCATCAACAGACGCACGTCAGACGGAGGGTAAATGTGCTTGTCATTTTCAACCTCGTTGAAGCTGATGACAAAGAACGGCCAGAAACGCTTGAGCTCGAAATCAGGGAAGTTCGGTTCCTGAAGGAATTCGTTGTAGCCGTCAGCTACGACATACTTCATGCCGTCTTTCTTGGAATAAATCTCCCAGATCCGGGCTAGGCAGCTGTCATTTTTCTCGTCATTTTCCTTCTTGTTCGTATCTTCCTGACGGGTGTAGTTGGTGCCAAGGTCAACGTTGTAGATTTCCTTGATTTCATCGACAGTAAGGATGAACTCCTGGGCAACCCATTCGGCACCGATAAAATTCTTCAGCTGACGGCAACGCGGATCAACGATGATGTTCTGAGACTGCGGAAAATCAAAGACGAGACCTTCGTCCATGATGTAATCAGCCTTCGCGCTAAGCTCCTGCTGGAGAAGCTTCAATTGCTCGTATTTTTGGCTGTTTTCGTCAAAAATCTTGTCCTGCTTGTCGGCCATAAGCCGCTGCAAGGTCTTCATTTCTTCACCAATATCAGTAATCTTTTCCACGTCTTCCGGGCGCTTGCCCATCATTCGCTGATATCCGACCTTCACAAAACCAACGCCCGTCACGCAAGTGCGTCTGACGAGCTGTTTCATCTGCGTCTTAAAATCCTGCGTCTCAATCACATGATGGAATACGACTTCAAGAGTCTTGGCGATGCGATCCATCTGGCGGCGACGTTCCATGCCCTTCATCACGTCATCCATCAACGCCATCGAGTTCGGATCAGGCATTCCGGTCGTCTGCATGGCTATGTCATTAGCCATCTGAGCAGCCTGAATCTGACCCGGCTCGCCTTCCCATAGCACGAAATCAAGCGTGTTTCTACGCTTTGCTACGGCTTTTGGATTTTTGGCATAAAGACCAGAAACGCGCTGCTGAACGTGACGCTGGACGAGATTGGCGACATAGCGGTCATCATTTTCGTTCTGCCACGGCCACTGTTTGCCCATAAAGAAATCCATATCTTCACGCATTCGCTTGTGCGAGGACTCCCAATGCTTTTTCGCGCGAACAATTTTATCCTGCCAGGCATTGACCAAAGCCCTGCGAGAAACCGACTGATCCTTGGAGATTTCGCGAACCATGCCGCTTTTAGCCGGTTCCGGATCTTTCTCGGGCTGCGGAAAAGTGGGTTGAATTGGTTCTTCGCTGGCTTCCATTTGCGCGATATAAAGTTAAGACCAGAAGGATTTCAACCTGTTTTCACTCAGGGCCTTCATTTTTGAGGAATACTTGACCCAAGCCAGCGTTCCAGTCTTGGGGCCTTCATCTTGCTTTTCAGGACGATTGGCTCCGACTTGGATCGACAGGCCCATGCCGATATGCGCGAGAGTATCGACAAAATCGTCATGTCTGGCAGACGGGAATTTCATCAATTCGTTGAGCGCCTCGGGCCACCAGGCTGCAAATCTTGGGAAAAAAACCTTGCTCATAGCCATTCTGCCGCGAATAGCCTGGGCTCGCGTCTGCTTGTCTTTAGCCGGTGTTACTTCGTCTATGGCACAGTATATGTGCTCTTCTTGCATACGTTTTCTTAAAAACGGACCAATTGCTTTGGAAATATGACCCTTTTCAGCCCACCAAAGCAGGGGCTTGTTTCGCTTCATCAGGTCAAGCATACCATCGCAAACAGCGTCAGTCTGAGCTTTTCGCCACCATAGATCCGGAAGCACCCATATGTTGTCCTGTTCGTCTACCCCGATGCACATCAGGCAAGTTTTGTCAGCATCTTGTGCCACAGAAACGGCATGGTCAGAAGCAGCGTAAATGCGTAAATTCCGGGGAAGGTCATCTGGGGCGTAAGTCCTGATCCATTCGCGCTTGAAATATTCGCCATCCTCGGGCGTAGGCTTGCCTTGGTAAAGAGCCGAAAAACCCCTTGGGCTAAGACGCCTGATTTGATCTAAAGAAGAGACAGGGAAGCGTTCAGGCCACAAAGCCTCGCCTGGAGCACGCCCCATCGGGTCGTCTTCGTCAGCAATTGCCGGTAAAGCCAGCACCTTCCAGTTGGCTGCTTCTTCTTTGTTGAAGCAAGGGTTCTGTGGATCAGTCAGACGACCAATCAGGTCATCCTCGTGCCAGCGTGTCATGATGATTACGACCCTTCCACCGGGCATTAGGCGCGTCATGGCGACTTCTGAGAACCAAGACCAGAGCTTGTCGCGAAACGACTTAGAATCGGCTTCCTCGCGGTCTTTGATAGGGTCGTCAATAATCAGCAAGTCAGCACCTCGTCCGGTTAGCGAACCGCCCGTTCCAACAAACACCGCCAAGCCACCCTCTTCGGTCTGAATTCTGTCTGCCGCTGCCGATCCGGCTCTGAGCTTGCAGCCCGGAAATATCTGCTGATAGACCGGCATACGCATTATTTCTCGCACGGAACGGCCAAAGTCTTGGGCAAAGTCCGCATTGTATGTCGCAAATATCATCTGACGATACGGATCGCGACCCATGAACCATGCCGGAAAACGCCTTGAGGCCAGCTCTGATTTGCCATGGCGCGGTGGCATTGTGATGATCAGGCGTGGCATATTGCCAGCCTCTGCCTCTTCCAATGCAGCCGCTATTACCTCGTGGTGACGAACAGGCTGATATCGCGATATGTCGTGATTTTCAGGCTCTTCGTGGTCTGGCATCGTAAACTTAGTAAAACCAAGGAGGTTATTCCTTGATTTCTTTAAGTTTAGCAACCTTTCGGCTGCTGTGATCTGTCGGTTTAGATCTTGGTTTTCTGACATATTATTTTCGTTCGACCAGTCCAAGCAGCTTGATTGCTTCTTGCAATGCTTGGTCATTATCCGCGATTAAAACCGGGATGGCTGTGACAACGTTTCCGGCATACGGAAACTTCGCAAAATGACTGATAACCTTAGAAGTGGCATCATAAAAGACGCCTACCTTTCCGGCTTCAACGGGAGTGGTGATTTTAGAAGGTAAGGACATTGACGTAGTTGGAATTAGAATCGTATACGCTGGTTATGTTGGCATAATACCAAGTTCCATAAGCCCACACGGAGTTGTAATAGGAAGGGTTGCTGCTGCTTCCGGTGTCCCCCTGAGGACCTTGATCGCCTTTGCGAGCCAAGAGTCCCCATTCTGACGAACCAATATATGGGCCAGAATACGATGAGTGTCCCGTTTGGCAGATGAAGCTTGATCCATCGTAAGAAACGGCATCGTTCTGATTGTAGTAAGTGCCGTAATACCATTCACCGCGCCAGATGATTGCGCCAACACCAGGCGCCCCAGGATCGCCCTGCGCCCCAGGATCCCCCTGCGGACCTGCGGGTCCCGTTTCGCCTTGCGGACCTTGTAGCGTTGCCGTTTGTTGCGTTGTGCCGTCGGAAAACATGATGCCGTTGCTGTCAACCTTAAGCGCGGCGTTTGCATCTGGGGCTACGCCAATACCAACTTTTCCAAATTGGTTAATTACGAAAGGACTGCTTTCTGGGTTTTCATCTTCGACGCGGAAAGCGTCTCCAGATCCAAGCTGCTTCACCAGCAAAGCCGTGTTTGCCGATGTGACATGAACAGTCTGAACAGCGGTAAATACGTTTCCGTTGCTTAAAGAGGCTAAGACTTTCCAAGCGCCAGTGCCGTCTCGGAAATTAAGATTAGCTCCGCCTGTCGTGATCCACAGATCGCCATTTGTGGTAGAAGCCGCGCTGGTTCCACCAATACCGACATTGATCCCGGCCACCCCGTTTGTGGGTGTAAAGTTTACTTTACCAGTAAAAGTATCTCCAGCCCTATTGGCGGGTGTGTAGTTAAGTGCGCTGACAATGTTGGCAGATGTGACGGCAGCGTCAGATCCAGCGGGACCTTGGATGCCTTGGATGCCCTGAATGCCTTGAGGCCCGGTGTTTCCTACGTCTCCCTTGGATGCAACAAGCTGCCAGCTCGAAGGATAGGCAACTGGATTGTATCCAGCAGCGCCAATGTAATTCTTAAGAATATAGCTAGAGCCTTGAAAGGAAACGTAGTTGTTCTCTTGATAGGTCAGACCATTGTCGTATTCACCAATATACGACCACGCATTTCCAGCTGGACCCTGAATTCCTTGCTGACCTTGAATGCCAGCCGGTCCTTCTGAGCCCGTCATTCCTTGTATGCCTTGAATTCCTGGCAGTCCCTGAATCCCTTGCGGCCCGATTAAACCTTGCAAACCTTGTATGCCTTGCGGCCCAACGGGTCCCGTTTGGCCGATTGGCCCCTGCGGACCGGCAATAAGACCGCTAGGATCAATAGCAGTAGGGTCTATCTTTCCATCATCGCGCTGGATCTCATTGAGTCGGTCAATTGTCTGACTGATAGAAGTAACTATGTCGTTAAACTCTATGTCGAGCTGAATTCCTGGCTGTTGAGCGGTCGGATTCTGAGTGGAGAAAGTAGTGAAACTATAATTTCTCTGATACTTTTCTGGCTGCTGAGACATGGGCGCGATGTTTGTTCTTTGGTAAAAATAATCAAGTCATAACCACATCATTTCTTCTATGGTCATTTCATCTTCCTCTTCTTCTTCATGTGGATCCGTGTTCATGTTAATTATTTTCGTCCCAATTAACGCTCGGTCTACACAAATAAAAGGAACTTAATGTAGGAGAAAGTTTTGAAAATTCAGAAATTTTAGAAGCAGGGGGGAGATGTAAAAATGATGGGCGGCTCGGAGGGGTGGGGCGGGGGTGGGCATCCCCCTATGCCTCCCCTCCCGACGATGCGTCCGGACGTCCCGACGCTGCTCTCGGGTTCTGGTGGAGATCTGCCCGGACGCTGCTCCGGGTTGTTGGCGGGTTTCGCCCTGCTGGGCATTAGCCGCGAACTGCCAGAAATCCGCGCGACTTTCACAACCAGGACAAGCCGGACAAGTTGCGCGGATTTCAGAGCCTGGAGCGAGTTCGCGAGGAGATCACTCCGGGCGCTCCTGGTTGTAATCCTACGCCCTCCAGAGGGCAGGGAGGGAGGTCGGGCACGCCCGAGGCGGTAGGGGTAGCGGGATGAAAAGAAGCTCCGAGCCGGCGGGAGAAGGCACTTGCAAGCGGCGACGATGTGGGGGAGTCTGCCGGCCTCACCCGCACACCATGCACAACCCAGAACACACCCCCGAGCGTCCGGATGATTTCGAGATGCTCTTCCTCGTCCCCCGCCTCGACACCTTGGAGAAGGTCGAGAGGTTCGCAGAACTCGACTTCTCCGGCTGCGGCTTCAACTCCCTGCAAGCCTACTTCTCCCAACTGTTCGACCTGTGGGAAGCCGATCTCGCCATTCACCTCGATTGCCCCTCCCCGGCAGACGCTGCCGAGGTCGAGCGAGTCTTCGATAAACTCCGGGCGCAGCGTTGGGCGGTAGACGACTACGCCAACCGCCAAGGCTGGGAACTCGACAGGGACTCCCTGCACAACCCGAGCGTGAACCTTGAGTGGCGAAGGCTCTGCCCCTGACCGAGCAGCCAGCCCGGACACAGCCCCAGACCTCTGGGGCTTTTTTGTGCCTTGATGTTCCGACGATTTGGGGGAGACTGACAGAGCCATGACTAAACCCAAGCACCCCCAGAACGTCCCGACCTTCCTCGTGGAAGAGGACACCAACCGCAACCGCCTCGACCGACTCGGCTCCCGTGCCCTGCTCGACCGGGAACTCTTCGCCCTGCTCATCGGTGACAAACCTGCCGACTCGGTAGATCGTGCCGGAGGTTTGAAAGCCCTGGTGGGTCTCTCGCTCCCCGAGATGAAAGTTCTCCTGCCCGACAAGGAGGCCGTGCGGGTCGTGGCTGCGCTCGAACTCGCAAAGCGTATCGAAGAACGGAAGACAGTGAAGCCCGAGAAGCTTGATGCACCGGAAAAGGTCTTTCGCTTCCTCGAACACAAGTTTCCGCAGGATGTGGAGGGCTGCATTGTCCTCGCACTCAATCGCAGGAACGCCCTGCTCGGCTTCTCACAGGTCAGCACCGGAACCGCTACCTCTTCACTGATGCACCCCCGTGAGGTTCTCCGGTATTGTGTCCGAATGAGTGCTGCCGCCTTCATCATCGCCCACAACCACCCCAGCGGCGACCCCTCGCCCTCTCCTGCTGACCGCAGCGTGACGAAGCAGATGGCAGAGGCTGGTCGGGTTATGGGCATCGAGTGTCTCGATCATGTCATTTGCGGCAAGGAGTCCGCTGACCCCTCCGGCAAGGGCTGGTTTTCCTTCGGTGAAGCCGGACTCATCTGAAACCCTGGAGCAAATCATTTCCCACACCATGAACCCGCACACCATCACCCGAGAGCAGTTTTTTGCTCTCGTCCTCATCGCTCACCGCATCGAGCGCAACGCCCTGTTGCTCTCTGACGCTGCCCGGTCTTCCCAGACTGTGGCAGAGGTTCGCGAGAACCTCGAAGGCATCGCCTCCGAAATCCGCCAGCACTCCGGGCTGAACGAAATCACCCGCCAGAACCTCGAAGCCCTCAAGGTGAAGGCATCGAGCTAAACTTCCCACCCACCCAGAAAAACACCCAAAAAAAACGATCATGTCCGACACCGAAAACACCACCACCCCGGAGGCTCCCCGCCTCATCGCCCAGAAGTTCCAGACGATGGAACAGGGGAAGAACGCCCACGCCCGCAGCGGTGGGCACTTCTTCACCCCTGGCTCAATCAAACTCTTCCGCACTCGGCTCTCCCACTTCCTCACCACCGGAAGGGGTGAGCACTGCGTGGGCTGGGTCTTCATCACCTCCTGCCGTCACGTCTCGCCCGGATACGACTCCGGTCGTCTCTACAAGGTGCGGGGCTTCGTCAAGTCCGAGGGCTCCGACTTCGTGGGCATCGAGACGCTTGCCGAAGGCTTCACCAATCTGAACGGCGCACTCAAGGCGGCTCGCCGTATCGACGCCTCTCTCTGGCTCGGTCAGCGGGTCGTGCTGGAGAAAGGCAGGACGATCTACTGCCCGACCGCCCCGAACCCTTGGCCGACCTTCCCCGAGGAAGCCAAGGTCGAGGAAGACCCCGCCCCCTATGGCGGGTCTTTCGCTGGTGGCTGGGAAGTCGTCCGGCTCATTGCCTTCCGTGACTATGTGACCGCAGAGAACGCCAAGACCCCGGAAGAGGCGCTCGAGTTCGTCCGCTACTCGCTCGAAGGCGAATGCGAGACGCAGAGCGAAGAGGTCTTCCCCTTGGACGCTCAAGGCGACCGCAAGCAGATCGTTGAAGAGCCAAAAGGCGTCTATATCCGCAAGCCCCGCAAGCCCCGGTTCTTGAAGGTGGGCGGGTGCTCCTGCGACAACTGCAAGGAGAAGACAGCCAGGACTAAAACCGTCCTTGTCGATGGTCTGCGGTTCTCCGTCCTCGGTCAGAAGAAAGGCGAGAACGCCCGGCTCTGCATTTCGTGCGCTGGGTGGCTTCTCTCGTCCCGCAGGAGGCTCGACCCTGCCCGGAACCCTGTCCCCTTCCTGCGTGACCTTATCCGGGGCAAGTGCCTCGGCTATGGTGACGAGGTGGCAGTTGCCCAGACCCTCAAGCTTCTCCGCAAGTCCAAGTAATACCGCCATGGCTCCGAAGAAGAACGCCCACACCCGCCCCGCTTCCCTCGCTATGAGGGAGGCGGTCAAGGCTGAGAAGTTGAAGGTCACCCCCGACCTCGAAATGCTCGCCCATATGGTCGCCCACGAATGGGAGAAGGAGAAGGTCACGCTCGGAGAAGCCCGAGACATGGCTGTCTTTGCGATCTGCCTTGCCCACGCTGCGAACAATGTCCTGGAGTCCCGCCTTCGTGAAATGTCCAAGTTCTACGAGGAAGAGATTGGAGACATTCACGACTGCGAAACGCTGCGCTCGTCTATCCAGACCGCAGCCAGAACCCGGACGCACGTCCTCAAAGCCAAGCAGGAGAGCGAAGGGCATGGCTTCTGATTTCCCCCAACCCAACAACCCAGAAAAACAACCAAGCACCATGCACACCCCCGAAGAAAACAAGCCCACCCCACAGCCAGGACTAACCACGAAGCCGGACGGCACAAGCGTCCGGACTCTGGTGGACGGCTCCACCATCGAACAGTCGAAGGAGGGCGGTCAGATGATCACCGGAAAGATGGGTATCGAATACTTCCGTCTTCTGTCCATCCGAGGCGTCCTTCAGTTGGCGGAGAAAGGGCTGATGTTCCGCCATACCTCGCACACCAAGAAGCTTGTGGTGCAGATGCTCACCGACCGAGGCGTGAAGGCTGGCCCTCGCGCTAAGAACCTCCTTGCCCTGTTCGAGCAGCACATTCTCGAACCGCACCGGGTCAAGTCGCTCGGAGAGGAAACCCCCAACGCCTAACCCGATGAACGACCAACAACGCTACGGGCTTTGCCACGCCATCGTGACAGGCTGGGACGCACACCAGGAACACGCCCCCCATCACGGGGGGCACTCCGACCTCTGCCACCTGTTCCGGAGGACTTGGACGGCTCGCAGGAAGAAGGGCGAATATGCTCCAGGCTTCGAGCGTAGGGGCTGGATGAAATACACGGATTTCGAGATCCGTAGGAAAGCCGAACTGTGCCTTTATCAGTTCAAGACCGAGGAGAATATCGGAAAGGGCGTCAAGTTCGTGCCCTTCGACACCGAAAAGGCGGTGAACGCCTATCTCGCCAAGGAGCCGCTTTGCTTCGACTTGCATGAGGTCACAATCCTCTGGGGGCGGTATACCCCCAGCGGGTTC